TAAACTTATTGCATTACCTAAAGCAGGAACTAACTCAATTAACCCTTCAAACCTATTGGTAATATTTTCTTTAATTAAGTTTCCAAAATCTTCAAGGGCTTTTTGAGGATTTTCAAACATGCCGATTAAAATATCAGCAACCTTAGCAATAGCATTTAAAACTACATCAAGTCCAGTCTTTAAACCTGCCATTGCAGAATCAAACCTATCTGCCCCTTCATTAGTAGAAGTAAATGCCTTATATAAAGTAAAAAGAGTTGCAGCAATAGCGGCTATAACTGCCCCGATAGGATTAGCTACTAAAGCATACATAGCCTTTCCAGTATCTTTTAACGCTGAAATTACCCCACCAATAGGACCGGGTAAATCGCTAAAAGTATCTTTAGTTTTCTTTACAGCCTTTGAGGTTTTCTCTGTGGTCTTTTCGGTTTCTTTGAGGTTTTCATTTAACCCCTCTGCGGATTTACTTACTTCATCAATCTGTTCTGCACTATCTCCCGTTTCAACTTGGGTTATTATTTTAACTTCATTTTTTGCCATTCAGTACCTCGTTTTCTGTTTTGATTATTATACTTAATATAGTGGAATCAGCCGAATCAATTAATTTAACTAATTCGGCTAATTCGCATTTTTCAATAAGCTCTTTAAATTTATCCAGCATTTGTGTTATTATTTAATATTACTGTCCAGACTCCGTTATAAGGTACGAACCAAGCTGTGTGCTTAGTCTTTAATTTGAAACTTGATGCACCTCCAATAGTTTGTCCTGCTATTGGGTAAATGTCCAAGTCACTTCCGTTTTGATTGTGAAGAATTATAAAAGGATAGCCCGTTTTAGGTTTCTGAATTGTCGCATCAGGTAAGTAAGTACGAGTTGAACCATCCACCAACCAAATCTTTTGTGAGTAATCAGTAAAAACAAAAGTGTCATTAGTGAAAACAATATCCGTATAAGTCTTTTCCCTATCCTCTAAGAATCCGCTGTTACTTGTTTTGTCTAAATTAGGTAGTAAAATATCTGGTAAGTTTGGCTGCTCAGGTTCAAAAGTCGCATAACCTCCGTTGGTTGTGGTGTTTTCTGCTATAAAATCAGGCGCAACTTTTAATTTAAGGAACTCAATTTTAACAGGTTCGTTTGAGTTTAGGTCATATTCAACTTGATGAAGTCGGTAGTACTGCTGGTCTATTCGGTAATAATTTCTGAATGATAAGTTAGCCAATTGATTAGGGCTTAAATGAAAGTACCCACTAACTAACTTTGAATCTTTGTCCGTTATTTCGGTAATGGTTTTTAACCAATAAGAATTATAAAGGTTGGCCGTTGTAATTGCAGGAGTACTTCCATAAAAGTAAGCCTTTGCAGTTGTGCATTCTAAACTAAAAGTTGGGGCTGTAATTGAATTAAGCATTCCAGCGTAAGGATACTCAGTATAGTTTTGGATTGCTGTTCCGTTGTAGTTTAAATTCCATCCCTGAGAAGTTTCTACCAATCCACCATATTGAAGGATTCTAATATTGTAAACGGGTAAATTATCCGAACCAGTCGCAGGGTCTTGAGGTCTTATCTTTGGAATTATTCTATCGTTAGTAGTCGCATCAGCTGAAGGAGTTGCGCTGAATCCGATTTCAACTGATTTGGTATCTCTTATAAAGTCGTTGTTAATATTGAATTTCTGTTTGCTGAATGGCTCTCTGTAAACCATCTCATATCTTTGATTGAACTCGTCCGAATCTGTTTTATAAGACATCTCAAAAACTCTGAAGTCAAGTAAACCCATAGGTTTAATTTCAAGCTCCTGCGATACGTCTAAATATTCGGTAAGGTCTACTAAGGTATCTGTGTAAAACTCATCTCTTGGCTCAATGATTAACTTTTTCTTGTCTATCTGGTCAACTTCTACATAAAGATTGAACATCTTAATTAGATACTGAAGAAACTCGGTTTGTTTTGTCTTTTCGGGAAGTGCTGATACTATGTCAATAGTTTGTCCCTCTTGGTAGTTTGCATCAGGGTTTGAGTATAATTCAAAACCAGTTTGAAAGTTTAAAGTAAATAATCTTGCATCAGCTCCAACATAACTTTCATAATAAGCTACTGCATATACTTTGTCGCCTGCTTGAATATCAAATAGTCCAGATTCTAATTTTATAGTATTACTTTGATTTATTGCAGCCGTTCTATAATCTGTCGCAATTTGAGATAAAACACTTCCGCCCCTATTTACTCTTATCCCAAAATTAAATTTGCAAAATCCCGTACCCGTTCCAGTTATACTAATTCCACCTTCAATTGCAAATCTATATTTCCCATTCAATCCTGCTGGGCAAGTCCACTCATGATTTGCTGTACTTACTCCTGAAGGGTTGGTGTCGTTTCCGTTAGTGTTAAAAGCTATTTTGTAAACGTTTGATCTATACTGGTCGGAACTTGTAAAACTTAATCCCGTTGAGTTAGTCATTAAGAAAGTCCTATCCTCAACTTCAGCTCCAGTCATTCTAAACTCACCACCGCAAAATGGTATAATTAAATTCTTGAATCTTTGAGAGTTGAAAAAGTTTGATTGATACCTATAACCTGCACCTAAAAAAATAGAATCAATTACTTGTTTAGCATAGACTGCTGGATACATAGTGCCAAAGTTGTAGTCATTCTCAGCTAAACCAACTGAGTTTCCTCTGTCAATAAGTGGGTAAACATAACCAGCTCCGTTAGGTTGCGCACTTGCGTTGAAATTTACATAGGTGGTACCGTTCTTTATTATTGACGTTTCCCAACTGTTTTGAACATTAGTCTTATTCCAAACGTGGTTATAGTCCGATAGGTCAAGTTCTGATAAGCTCAACTCTCCTAAGTCTTGAAATAGGTTTGCGAACTTTCCAATAATTACGCATTCGTACTCAATAGCTCCATCTACATTCTTAATACTTGCTAACTGAATATAACCAGTCAATTGCGGAATACCTTTGCGGTAAAGTATTGCATCAGCTTTTAAGTTAGGGTTAAAGTCAGGGTTAAAGTTTAGAGTGGAACTGTTTATTGTTGAGCGGTCAAGATTAAAGATAGCCGAGAAAATAGAATGGTTGTTTGCGGTACCAGGTATAGTTAAGCTCTTAGAATAGTCGCTCTGTCTTTTGTCGGGTTCTCTAATGTCAACAATTGACTTATTGATAGGCATTGGTACACTATCGTACAAATCTACGTTCCAAGTATTACTAACAATTCCTGAAGCGTTGTAAGCTATTATTTTTAGTTCGGTTTGGTTCATAGTGATTGGCGATAATTATCAAAGGTGTATTCTATAGTCAAGCTTAAACTACTCAACTGTCTATCGTTTACGTATTGTTTTTCCTCGTAATTGGTTTCTTTAATGTTTACGGGAATGTAAGTCGCTCCGTATTCCATCATTACAACTGGGCTAAGTACTAACTCTTTTAATCCTATCCATTCAGCATCGGTCAAACCATCTGAGTTAATCTGTATCGTGTCAGTGAACTTAGTGTAGTAATCTGTTTTAGCTCGGAAGGTCTTAGGATAGTTTAAAGGTTGGAATTTCTTAAACATCTTGCGTTCAATGTCTGTAAAGTTTCGGCTAACCTTAGTAAATGTAAACGCATCAAATCCCCCCAAGTTGTTTAGCCAATGTAAACGGATTGGCGAATATTTTTGACAAGTCTTATCAATTACAAAGGTTCTACTAAAATAAGTTATTGCACCGCTACCACTCGTGTTCTGTCCGTTAACTCGGTAATAAACCGCAGCAGAATCAGTAAAGGCGTAATCATAAACCGATTTATAAAAGCCTGTTGAGTTGCCTGAGTTAGCCACATTGATTGAAACGATTGAACCGAATGGAGTAAAACTTGCATTTGATTGAATTAGTACTGAGCTATTCTTATCAAGTACTTGCACATTGATATTGCTGAACAATCCTTCTCTATCAAAGACAGTTAAGAATCTTTCCTCACCTTGTCGCAGTCTTTCTTGATAGCCTGTTTGATTCAAAGTCTTTAGTGAGCTTTCAGGAGGTCCTATATTTAAATCTATAAAAGCAGTTTTGCTCCAATCTAAGAAGTCAAATACTGCATTAGTTGAGTGAGCATTATTACCACTTGAGTAGTAGTTAATCAAGTTAGGGTAAATTGTCGGGATGCCTGAAGCGTTATTCCTAACCTCTCCAAAGTCTACCCAGTAATCTACTTTTGAGCTGGTGCAATGTTTAATGCCTGAACTGTTATAACTTTGAAAGTCATAGGTAACATAGTTGCGTAATACTTCACTTACATCCACATCAACTGTATTTACATTGGGTTGTTTAGGAAAAGTTAATCTTGCGACTGGGTTTGTCTGTCCGCTTACGTTAATGTCCACCAAGAATTGAAAACCCGCTGCTGAAGCGTTGGTACTTTCCAATCCAAATACTAACTCATTATACACGTTTTGCCAATTGTTAGGCTGACTGTTTATTATCATTTGAATTTATTTATTATTGTTACTGAAATAGACCTACCTAAGGCATCGGCTAAACTTTGAGCAAAGGTCGCTATACTCTTTTCGCTTAGGGCATCATCAATAAAGTGAGTTGGTTCTATACCTTCCCTTTTTATTCCCATTCCCATAGCATAGGCCATCTTAGTCTTTTCGTCTATTTGTTTTTTTGCCCTTGCTGATTTAGTTAAGTTGCGAGTTTGGGAATATCTGCTTTGAATCGGGATGCCTCTTTTTGTAATCCACTTGCGAAGGGATTTGTTAAATGCTGGACTGACTGATTCAAATTTAAATGAGTAAGGAGAATTAAATTTGTTTCTGGTACCGCTTACACCCTTATTGATAAAGTCACCATAATAGTTCATATCAATAGCCATACTAAAAGTAGTTCCGTTTACATTAAGTGGCAAAGTTATAATTGACTGCACCAAATCCGAGTCAGCGTAGTAAGCATCCCTTTCAGTTAGGTTAGATTTCATCGCATCGGACAAACTATTAACGAACCTAATTACTGCCTCCTCAATCAATGAGTTGAATTCGGCTGGTTCTGATAAGTCAGTTCCTAAGTCGCTCAGTAAGTTAGTGTAATCTTGTTCCTGCATTTTGTCGCTTTATCTCCTCTGTATGGTCAATGTGATAGCTTACTATGTTTAAAAATTCCTTCAATCCTAAATTAAAAAAGTAATCCCATTTAGTCTTGTCATGTCCTGCAAGGTTGTCTATTGTTGCAACCCATCCCCATTTTGTGTTAAAGTTCTGAGCTGGCTCTCCATCGTTTCCGCTTGACTCAGGAAAAAGTTTAGGATATTGTCCGATAATTTGGCGGATAGAGTGCAAAAAAAAAGCATGATTGGATAAGCATCTTTGATTTTCATTTGATTTAGTAGTAGTTCGCTGATCTCGTCATGTTCATCTCCGTTATACTTTCCTGCCTTCCCAAATCTCCAACTTATCGGCCTGATACAACTTGCCACAATTCGGTGTATATTGTCTAATGGATTAGACTTTGCAAAGTGGCTAATGTCAATAAACTGAGCTGAACTAATCTGACTCAATCTGTAATCAATATAAAACCACTTACCGCCAACCTTTACTTTACTTTTGTAAACTGCCTTTATTGGCTGGGCTTCTAACTTCTCAAAATCTGAGTATAACTCAATCACTTGGGCTGAGGTCATGCCATCAAAGAACTCACGCTCCACCTTAAACAAGATTGAAAGCTTTTGTCTTTTCGCTTCCAAGTCGTTACCCTTCACTGAGTTTAGTTCTATGAAGTCCTTTAAGGTTAAATTGTAGTAAATGCTTTTCATTCTATCTAATATATTTTTTTAAGCCCTGATTGTAACATATTGCCCCCGTCTATGTTCTTGTAACTTCATCAATGCTAAATAGCGTGTAGCATCAATTAAGTGATTATTAAAGTCAACTGGTTCGTTTACTATCTTGCCTGCCTTATCCGTTTTCCACTTGTAGGTTCTAAACTCCTTTTGTAAGTTGTTGCCTATCAGGTTCAGTCGGTATCGTCTAAGAATGTCTATTGAGTTGATAATACTGTCCTTGCCTTTCTGAGTTGGTTTGATATTGAATCCAAGTCGGTAAACTTCTTCAATACTTTTCGGCTCGGCTGAGTCAGCAAATATTTCCTTCCGAGCTATGCCCATGTCCTTCAACCTTTCGGCTATATCTTGGTTGGTCAACTTTCTTTCGTATAACTCCTCCCTTATGTATAACTCCTGCTCATACTTCCAAACTGAAACCAATGCAGTAGGGTCAGCTGAGAATCCCCAGTCTAATCCGTAACCTACAAAATTGGCGTTATCTGGTACCGTTAGTTGATTGGTCCAGTTGTTAAACACTAAGCCCATCAATTGACCTCGTTCACCTAAACCAAAGATTTTCCAATACTCTGGGTCAGCCTGCTCTAAACTTTCAATTTCCTTTTTTAGTGCATCGGGTAAATGTGGATTGTCCTTATAAGTCGTAATAATCAATCCGCAGTCTTCTCGGGTTAATACTTGGTCATATATCCAATGCTCAAAGTCGGAAGGGTTATAATCAATAATTACCTTTCCAGTCGTTCTTAAAAGTAACTGCCTCCAGTCTTCTAAGTCAATCTCGTTGGCTTCATTCACAAATAGGATGTCTCGCTTTCTACCTCTTATCTTTTGCGCATCGTCCACGCTAAAGAATTCAATAAGGTTCTTGTTCAGTAGGTAGGTGTTTTCAGACTTGTTATGGTCCGACTCGTTATAGTACCCGATTGAATTAAGTATCTCTATAAAGTCCCTCATTGATGAAGACTTCAAAGCAGGAAGTGTTTTCCTTACTATTGAGATGGTCATGCCTTGATGTTTGAGACATAACCTTATCAACCATTGTAGAGCTGAGTAGGTCTTACCTGAACGAGTACCACCTTGAAGTGCTATTATCCTTTTGTCCTTAACTGCCTTCTCTAAAAAAACAAAGTTAGGATTAAACATTACTCAATCGGTTTGGTTAACCATTCCGGTAATTTATTGACATTAATGTTCTGCTCAGTTTGAACCTTTTCTGTTAACCCATTCAATCGTTGAGTTATGCTTGGATTGTATACCCCAGCTAACCCTCCTTGTATTTGGTCCTCTCTGATGGCTTTTCTAATCGTATGACAGATAGCGACAAAATCTGAGTATCTTTCTTCCTTGTTTGCAAAATAATGGCTCAAATCACTTATAATGCCTTGCTCAAAACAATACAATTCAAAACCTTCCATAGTTAAGGCTCTTTCCCTCTCTTCATAAACCGATTTGCCATCCTTCCCAACAAATGTATGTTTCAAAATAGGACTTGATTTAGCCTTGTTTTTGTATGCATTGAATAGTTCTAACATTAACTCGGGACTTTCAATAGCTTTATTTCTTCCTTGTGACATAATTAAATAACTCCTTTCTTAATTGGTTCACTTGTAATATATTAAAATTAGCAAATATTTCTTGATATAAGGCTTCGCCTAAGTCTTCTCTTAACTCTTTGCTGTCAATTAACCTCTTTATGTTTTTAAACCATGTATTCTTTTTTGCAGTTAGGCAGTTAATCCCATGTTTAGCTATATTGGTATATGGGTACTGGTCCGAAACTACAACTGGAAGTCTTTTTGCCCCCATTTCCATCATTTTTAATTCTGACTTACAGCGGTTAAATTCGGTGTCCTTTAAAGGAATTAAACCAACGTCCATTAAATCGTAAGCACTTGCGTAAGTAAAGACATCCATTCCGTTTATTCTGCAGTACTGGTCCTCTGCTATCTTGTATCCTGAAGTAAAGATTTTTTGATATTCGCTCCATACTGAATCCCCTTCTACAAATCCGCTCAAAACTACTCTATATTTTTTGCTCGTGTCAGGATTGGCGTTTAACTGCATAAAAGTATCAGTCAATAGCATTACGTCATGAAAATGCGTAACACTACCGCTCCAGCCAATGTGAACTTTATCAGTTTTTAAGTCCTTTATTTTTTGGTCAGGTTTAAACTGAGCTTGGTTAAAATCAATAGCGTTCGGTATAACAAACACATTTGGGTTATATTGTTTAACTTTTTGAGCAAGATACTCAGTAGGCACAGTTACAGCATCAGCCATTTTTAGATTATACACTATTTGTTCAGCTGTCTTATTTTGTACCCAATCCCTTTTCATTAAGTGGTCATGTGGTAACTGCCAGTCGTCATCTCTATCAATTATTACAGGAATGCCTAAGCGTTTAAGCTGCGCCCAGAGTACTTCTTGAAATCCTTGTTTACTTACTACTGAACTTGTATAGATTAGGTCAAACTGTTCAAAGAATGAATCTTGTTGCTGGTCTATTATCTCAACTGCGGTCACTTCGTAGCCTTCCCCCATATTCTCAAAGGGCATTAATAAGCGGTGGTATTCAACTCCCGTTATTGGCTTTGGTATAATTACAAGTATTTTCATTTTTCAGCTACTATTTGCTCATGACCTACTTTGAACCTCTCAACTGAAATCGGAATGAATCCTGCCTCTACTAACATGTGTTTCATGTGCTGAATGTCATAAATCCAAATATGCTCAACTTCATGGAAAGAGCTTTCCTCGTATATCCCATCCTCTAAAATCATTGGAGCTTGAATAATTAACCTTCCCCCATTAACTAAAAGTCTATGGCATTCCTCTAAGAATCCTTTTCCGTCTTCAATATGTTCAATTACATCAAGTGCGATAATGTTTGAGAATTGCTCACTTTCCCAATTCCCCGTAACTTCAGGAAAGAATCCGAAATGTAAGTCTGAATCTTTGGCAAATCCTTGAATGTCGTTCTTATATCTTTCGTCTATCTCAATTCCAGTACATTTGAACTCTTCTGATAAGTCACCTAAAAGAATACCAGGAGCGCAGGCAATTTCTAAAACTTTCTTAGGTTCAATCTTAGTTAAAGCGTTTTTGACAAGTATATTCTTTTCTACTACGTTTCCAACTTGCTGGTGAATAGTTGAATGGTTTGCACTTGGTGACCAGTAATCATTAAAGTAAATGTCTTCAGGTTTATGGAAGTGATTACTCTTATAACTTCCGTTTTCTAATTGTGTATAGTGACTTTTCATAATAAATTGTTTAAAGCGTGTTTAAATCCGTTCTGGTTAAATACATCGTAAAACTCCCCACCTGCAGGAATAACATTTGGGCAACCAAAGTAAACCTCTAAAATCCTCTCCGTTTGTAGTTGCTCAGCTATCGCAAAACACATTGATTGATTGCCGATGAATACTTTTGATGATGAGATATAGTCTTTTAACTCGTTGAAGTCGTTTACTTTTAAATATTCAAGTCTGGGTAAGGTCTTTTTCATTACTTCAAATTCATCCTTAGTACCTGCAAACATTTGCTTTATGCTGTAATCATTTAAATAAGAATAGTCAATCTGCCCATTTTGATACCTATTTGTGCGATTTATTAGCAAAAAGTCCTCTTTAGGCTTTTCTGAAGTAAAGATAGGACCTTCAATATCAAAGGTTAATTCAGGATGTGCGTAGTAATACCACTTTTTAATGTCTCCAGCTCCTAAGTTTAAACCGATATTCCTAAACTTGTCTAAGTCGTAATCAATCTTCTGCCCATTGTAAACCATTACATCAGCTATAAAGTCACAACTGAGAAGTAAAGGCTTGAGCATTTTAAACATATACTCGTTTAGCATCACGTTGCCGAGTGGGTGTCCTGCCATAATGTGTCTTAAAGGTTGATTCAAATGCAAATAAAGTACGCCTAAAGACTCATTATCTTGACAAGCCTTCCTAATTGCGTTTAGTGAGTAAATAATATCGCCAGTATTACCACTATGTTTAAACTTTAGCATTTCTTTTCTTTTTAGTTTGAGGGACGAACTTATCAAATTGGTTGAATACTCTACTTAGTAACTCCTGAACACATGATTGACAACCTAAGTTTCTCGGTGGTGCGCCAAACATTTTAGACCATGCTTCCTGCACAATGTGAAAATCTATGTTAGTAAATGTTGAATGGTGTTCAGTTTTGTAGACTTCCCACTTTGGTTTCAAAGGAAGTAGTAAATCGTAAATATCTTGATTCATTGAGTTATTTTTTTAAAGATAATAGAAGACATGACCGCACTTAAACAAGCGTAACCAAACGCATATAAAGTAGGTTCAATAATGAGAAAAGTAATCAACCCAATCCAAAACGATAGGCAATAACCACAACTTAAAGGTTTTTTAGGGTAAGTATTAAAGTTCTTCCTCCAGAAATCTATTATTGTCTGGCTCAATACATACCCGACCGAACCAATCAAAATGCAGGTTATTAAATTGTTCATGGTGTTTTGTTTTTAAATAGTTTATAGTTTGTAAAATTGAATGCCTGACTGCTCCATACTTGATGTCTACTAAATTGCTTATTTTTCTAAAGTCACCGAATTGTATATAAAGTTTAAACAGCTCTCGGTCATATTCTTCAAGCTCGGCTATTGAGTTTTCAATGTCTTGAGTAAATTTCTCATTTTCAATCTCAAAATCACTACTTTCAAAATCGCTCTCTGTCTTAATTTTTTCAAAGTTGTTAGTATTGTTCTCAAAGTGTTTGTATTTTTTAGCAAATGGACTGGTGTAAGATACGTAAGAGTTGCTCACTATCTTGTAGAATAGATAGGTTAAGTAGTTGTTTTTGTGCGCATCTAATATCTTTTGTTCGTCTAAGTCGTATAGAGTTAAAATACATTCGTGTAATAAGTCGTCGGTGTAATATTGATGCGAGATTTTCTTACAAATCTGCATCGGGTTGGGGCTATTGTAGAACTGAAGTATTATCTGGTCCTTACTCAGCATAAATTCCGATAGTCTTATTACCTAAGTTTCGCAAATAAATCCGATGGCTGGTCATTAACTCGTTTTCTTTCTTGTATTCCTGCACTATTTTAAGAAAGTCCTTAGCGTTTAGAATGCACTGTTTAATGTCTTCTTTGTCCAGCTTGATTTCTCTGTACTGTTCTGGGAGTTTAGTTACTAATTTAAACCAATCTTCGCCAAATTCCCTAATTAAACCCTGAGTAAACCCTATTGGATTGCCTGACTTATAAAGATTATCAGCTACCGATTGAGAGTAAATGTTATGAAGATTAAATCTTAAACTCGGATAAGCCCCAACCGAATAATAGTGTCCAGCTTGATCGTTTGTTTTGTATGGTCGTCCAGAACTAATGCAATTAAATCCTGCGTCAATCTCTCGCACTATCTTGTTGATTATGATTTGAAGTTCCTTTCTGTAAGTGCTGATAGTCTTGGCTGCTTCTCTTAGCTCTTTTTTTATTTTAGTCTTTTCTTTCTTTTCGTTTTTACCTTTGTTTTTCTCAGCTAACAATATAGCGCAAGCAGGTGAACATACTTGTTGAAGTGGTTTAAATGGTTCAAACTTAACCTTGCAGATTTTACAAGTTTTTTGTTTCATTAGAAAGGTAAATCGTTCTTTTCAGTTAATGCAGTCTTTTTTAAGTTCTTAGCAGTACCTACAAACTTTCTTGGTTGTTTTGCTTCCCTTTCGGCTTGGCTTTGATTGATGTAGGCAGTCAAGTCATTACCGAACTGGTCAGGTTCTTTTCTATCAGTTACGCAAATTGAAAGGTACTTCTTGCCATTCTTAGAAGTAAAGATTTTGTCTTGAGGGATGTCGCTAAGACATAAGTTGATGTTAATTAACATAAGTGGTTTTAATTTATTTGTAGTCAGGACAGGATTCGAACCTATATGAGGGCTTACGACCTCGGATATTCTATTTACGACAACACCATGTCGCCACCTGACTATTTTTTGCAGGTCTTTCCCTGCGGTCAATAGAACTTAAAACTTACCGACGATAAACGGTATTCTATGTGCTTGTTCGCATTGCCAAAACCAGTGTATATAATAGTTTCGGTTGCTCATCGTGTCATTGTGTAACAAATTTAAATTTATTTGTTTCGTAGTTTTTCACTTTTTTTTCACAACTCAAGTACATTTATTTTATTTGCTAAATCGTAGTTCTGTTGCTCCAGTTCTAATATCTTAGCCTTAGCCTCGTCTAATTTAGTTAGTGCGTACATTTCGGCAGTTAGCATCTGACTAATTGTATCGTGAACTTTGTAAAGTAATTTTAACTGGTCAAGTTTAGCGTTCCTTAATCTCTCATCAGGTATTTTGGAAATCTTATTTTCGGAATCATTCAAAAAGTTTTCTAAGTCAATTACGGCTTGAATCCTTTGTGGTCGTCTTCCTATTCGTCTTTCTATATCTGCCATTGCGTGGTTGGTTAAAGTGAAATTAAATTGTCTATCTTGTTGAGCTTTATAATACTCGTAGCGTTCTAAGTGGTTCATGTTATTTACCATTTAATTTGTGTTCTAATCTATGACAAATTCCGCAAAGTGTTATTCCATTGTTTACATCGTATCTTAGTTCTGGGTGGTCTTTAAAACTTTTAATATGATGAGCGTGTAAGTCATAAACACTACTGCACTTCATACATTTACCATCCCTAATTTTTACCATTGAAGACCATGCAACCTGATTAAATCCCCTTTGTTTTTTTGAAGTCTTTGGTGTAATACTTTTTTTATTTACTTGTTTAAGTACTACTGTTTTAGGTGTATATCCAAACCACCAGTTTATTTCATGAACAATATAATCAAGTAAATGTGATGTTGATGTCATATCTATACCTCTCATAAATATCATTGTTTCATCAGATGGGTCTAATAAAAAATAATCTATTTCACCTTCTTTATATTCTGGTTCATCATTGTTAAAATCATAATTTTCATTCCATATAAAGTGTCCATTTTTTTCTAAAATTTCATCTGATTCATAATGGTTATCATAATTTAATAAATGAGCAAATTTTGTAGGTGTAGCAAATACATACTTTTCAGTTTCATTTATGCTCTCAATAGTAATTAACATTCCTTTGTATTCGTATTGTTCAAATACATCAGGTATAAAATATCTAATTCCGTTTTTAATTTCAATCATAGTTTTAAAATGGTGTTTTTATTTGTAATCCGTTAAATGGTGTTTCTAAGTAGTTTCTTTCGCCTAAATTCTCGTAGTAAGCATTCCTGAATATATCAAAGGTAAGCTTAGCCGTCCCCTTTTCCCCTTCTGCTCTCTTTTTTATCTTTCTAATTATTATTTGAGCTTCACTTGATTGCCTCCAACCTTCGCCATGTTCTTCGTAATCTCTATGAACACAGATTAAGTTAAGAGCTTTAGCATACCAAACTGAACCGCCTTCAATTTCATCAGGTCGGGGAGCTGGTGGGTACTTATCTCCGCCTCGCATATCAGGGTTTCTTGCATGAGCCACTATAAAATTATGAGTATTATTTTTGCGAGCGTGTCTATTTACTCTCGGTAGTTGCTGTTTAAGGTATTCACTGATAGTGTTGGTGTATTTGTGTTCTATATCGTTCCAGTTATCTACTGAGCTACTGAATATCCCATAGTCACGAATTGCCTCATCAGTAAGTTCTAACCACTCATCAAAATCTAAACCTTTTTCATCAACATCAATTACCTTAAAATAGTCCTGAACAAATGGGTAAACTGTATAAAGCTCCTTTTCGCTAATCTGATAGTTAATTGAGCGTTTGTCAAAAGTCTTTCCAGTCAAGCAATGTATTATCTCTGCGTAAATTTCATGAGCTGAACCAGTTTCAGGTGTATAAATCAAGCACTTTTTATTGTGTTTAGTAGCTAAAGCGCAAAGAGTTTGTATAAGGAACTGACTTTTACCGCTGGTTGGGTGTCCGTAAATGATAGTTGAGCGACCTTCTTTGATTGAGTAGAGTTTATCTAAGTTATTAAAGCCTATTTTTAACCCTGCATTCTGACCGTATTTGTGCAAGTGCATGAGTTGCTCTTGTATGTCGTTAGCTTGTATTATCTTTCCCATATTACCAGATTACTTTTGAAGGGTCAAACGGCTTAGGAGCATTTTTGAGTATTGGTTTTTCAACTCTTAGTATCCAGTTAGCTATTGTATGTTCAATTGATTTCATTTTGTTTTTACCTACCATCCAATTATTTGATGAGTAATAGTTAAAGAATTTCTCAGCCTCTTTTAAAATAAATTCTCTATTCCAAATATCTTCAGTTTTAGAAAGAAAAATAGATTGGATATTCTCTATACTATTATTTATTACATTTACATTTACATTAACAGCTTCGTTTGCTTCGGTTTGCTTCGTGATTGAAGCATTTGCTTCGTTTTGCTTCATTTTGCTTCGTCTTGCTTCGCCACTTTTAATGCCTCCTAATTTACCTGATTTTGAACGCTTTGGCTTTATTTCAGTTTCCCATTTTTCCAAATCTCTTTTTAATTGTTGTTTGATTGGTTCAAATGTAAGCTCAATAATTAAATCATTTGTTATCGGATTCTGGTCATTAACATAGCGTAAAATATGTTTAAATAAATCCCCTGCCTTATCGTTTGGCATCTTCTCAATTGTATGTATCAAATCTGTATACAGTACAAAACTTTTTTTACCTACTGCCATTTTTTTCAAAATAAAATATTACTGGGTTAAATGTTGGTTCAATTTGTTTGAACTTAAAAAGTATTTTTAAATCGGTGCTTTTATCTAATGCAGAATCAATCCTATTTTCAATAGATTTTCTCCAATCTTCAATTAAAAATGTCCCTTTACATGAATTACAAGTTGGACATGATGGATTTAAATTTTCAAAATCATTTTTACCTTTTCTTGATTTTGGTATAATGTGATCAATATGAAAAGTATCTTGGTTTAATCTACAACCACAATACGCACATTTACCATCATACTTGAGAAAAACTCTTTCTCTTTTAGTAGCTGAAATACATTTAGACATAAAATATAAAAGCCGACCAACTAAAGACTTCGCATGGGTGCAAATGATACCCAGTCTTTAATCAATCGGCAATATTTTAGTATTTGAAACATTTGCTTTGTGGCTGCGAAACCGAAACAAACTTAATAAGCTTTTTAACTAAGTAAAAAATTAGTTATTCACATAGAATTTGCTAAGTTGTTTGCTGGATTTGTTTGGTTTCATAGAATACTCCATGTATTTCCCAGCCGTTCCAAACTTAGTTTTAAAGTGCTTAACCTCTCCAGTAATGTTGCAGCCTAAGTTTCTAAATTCGCTAACTCTTGCAGCAAGTTTCATGGTACCAGTTAACTTAAAAGCTTTGATAAGGTCAAGTTTAATTCCTGAATTTAATAGGCTGAAAATTGCAGCCTTTTGTGATTTTGGTTTCATGATTTTAACAAGTGTTTATATTTTTCAAAAGTGTTTAAAAATGATTTTTGATTGATAGATAACATACTGTCAACGAAATCTCTGGAGTGAATAACTGTTGAGTGGTCTTTGTGACCAAATGCGTGTCCGATTTCTGAGAGTGAACCGAGTTGGTTATTCCAAGCAATATACCTTCCAATGTGTTTTACTTCTATTAGCTCTCGCTTTCTGCAAGTTCCTCTGATGTCTTCAAAGGTGTACCCGCTAATCTTGGCCAGTTCGTATATCATCATTTCAATTTCATTTAGATTGTCTTTGTCTTTTGCATCCTGAATGTAAATAGCCCATTCTGCAAGGACATTGAAATCGTATTTTTTGGCAAGTGTTTTTAAAAATGGATTGTCAAATTTCATGATCTAAAGTTGTTAATTAAGTTGGTGTAAAATTCATTCCTCATTTGAATAACTGGTTCGCCTCGTTCCAATAGTAAATCGCTCCAGCCTTCCTCTTTTTTTACCTTAGTTATTATCATTCGTTTGTAATGGTCTACTGGATAAGTTAGTCCGTTGTCGCTCATTCTGTTGGTTTCAAGTAAGTAGGCGCAGATATGCCATTCAGGTCGGTCATAAAGGAACATATACATCTGGGCTTGGTGGTACTGTTGCTTATCAATTCCTTCGTGAAGATAATCTAACCAACCTTGTAAAGTTGTTGGACATTTAAAGTCCACTCCCCATTCAGGTGCGATACAATCTGCTGAGCCTCCGAACTCCATGTACATTTCAAAGTTAGGTTGGTACTCGGCATCCTTGCAAAAGTGCTGCTGATAATACTCAAATGCTGAGCTTTCTGCTAAGTGTCCATGTTCAGTTTGCCATGTTCCTTTTTCATCGTAAAATTTAAAGAACATATTATTTGCAAGTTCTTTAGCATAACTTCTTTGCCCTTTTTTTTCTTTTGTTTGTCTATCAGGAAATAAAACTGAACACCTACTTCCAGTTATTAAACCATATCTATTGTTGTCAAACATATTTTATAAATTAGTTTTTTTATAATTTTTAATTTCTTTAAATTTTTGATAAGCATCTGATAGTGGCTGTGTTTGTCCTAAACCTTTACACCAATAATCATTTCTTAAAATTACTTTGCACATTCTTCTCCAAGACGGTACCCAGCATTTAGATTCTAAATCTTCAGGAGCTTCATCAGGTATAACTATATACCCTCTATCTTGCCATCCTTTAATAAACTTAATAAACCTTTCTCGGTAATGTTCACTTGTTTTTTTTGGCATAGTTGATAAAAGTAAATTGCAAAATGATTCCCAAGTATGGCCATTCGGTTTGGTTATTTTATGGTATCCAGTCATATTCCCATTTTCTTGAATATATAAAGCTCCCGAATTAACCCCATTAACTCTTGAAACCAATTTATACCATGTATCAGGTTCTAAAATATGATACAGCCATAATCCTTTTCTTTGGTCATCTCCATAAGGCTGACATAATCTTTGCTGACTTATTTTAACTCCAGCCATCATCATTTTATCGTATACCCTATTGTGATGTAAATGTTTGTTTTTACCATTATAAACCCAAATATCTTCAGTTTTCCAATCATAAATTGGGTAAACATTAAAAAGTTTATTTGATACTTTAGTAGTCCATTTCCAATTGTTAACCATTAAACCATCTTTTTTAGATACAATTGCTCTATATCTATGCAAACTTTCATCAGCTCTAATACCAATAAATGCAGCTGTCAATTCTCCTTTAGAATACCATTCCCCAAAGATTACCATAAATTCTTCAAACTCCATTTTAGGTACATAAAAATTATATTGAGTTAAATCAGATGCTTGTTTTGGTTTAGGTCTTATCCAAACATCTTTTTTATCTTCATCCCAACATACCCATCTTGGCTGGTAATTACTTACAGCATTCCTTAATAATAGTTCAGCACATACCCAATGAAGTTCAATATTATCTTTATACATTTCAATCATTTGTTCAATGTGAATTATAGTATCATTGTATTGTGCCTCTAAATCAATAATTAATACACCTACTTTTATATTTCTTTTTATAGCCTCATCCATTATTAAATGAAACATTACTGAACTATCTTTACCACCAGAGAAAGAAATATAAATTCTTTTAAATGTATCAAATGCCATTGATATTCTTTCCTTTGATGCTTGTAAAACTGTTTTATCTGTATATACTTTTGTTGCCATTTTAATAAATATTAACTTGTCTACCAATTGATAATGCCTCTTCCATTGTTATTGGATCTCTATTATATTTCCCCCTCCAATAATTTAAAGCTTCTAATGCAATTAAATTAGCTTTATCTTGTTGTTCAGGTGTAAGTAAATTAAATCCTGAGCAATATTTAGATGGCACTCCAGTTGAATAACACATAGCAGCTTGGCCTAACCATGCAATTCTATTCATTGCTTTATTAGTTAAATAATGTTCACAAGAATTAATCCATTCGTTAATAACACCGTTTAACCCTTCTCTAAATCTATCTTCATTAGATAGGTATTCAGCGTATGTTAACTGGCATTGTTCAGCTGTCATACCTTCTTTTTTAGAAGCATAAAATCCAGCTTTGTGACACTCCCATTTTTCAAATGTATGAAATATTCTTTCAGGGTCATTTGTATTTACTGTTCTAATATGCTCTAATTCTTCATCAGATAAATCATCTGTCAATGGCTCATAATCTAATATTGAATCTGATGATTCCCAAGATTTATTAAAATCATCATCTTTAAATATATCTTGAAGTCCAGTTATTTGGCAAAGTCTTAATATCTCATCTTCATCCATTCCTAATTCTCTTGCTATTCTTTCGTTTTTCCAGTTGCGGTTTTTAAGTTCTAAAATAATTTCACTCATTGCATCTATTTGATGTTTACCCCTTGCTCTATTATGTCTTATTGTTGATGCAATCCTATCATTTTTATCTGATTGATCTTTGCGAATTATAACAGTAGGAGTATATCCCAAAACTCTTTCTCTAACTACTTTAGATTCTTTACTAACTCTTGTTCTGTGAAATCCATCAACTACTTCTATTTTATCTCCATTTGGGAATGTTACTACTGGTTGAGTATATCCATCATTAGTTATTGAAATCTCTAATAAAGTCATTTCAGGTGGCGCTACTTTGTTTGGATTATAATCATTGGCTATTACATTTTCAGACTTTACCCATTTAACAAAATCAACTGGTTCATTTTTAAAAGGGGATACTTCATGAATATAACTTCTTAAATCATTGATTAAATTAATTTTAGTATCAGTATCACAGTTTAATAATTCGCTTATAGCGTTTTTAATTTCAATTAATGTTTTCATATTTATGCTTTTTGATTTTTAACTCTTAATGCCTCTACCATTTCGCCAAATGCACGAACTTTAGCTGCATAGATAATGATTGATTTGCCTGCCCATTGTTCAATGTATGGAGTGTCCAGAATTTTAGTAATGATTTTTGCGTTAGTCTTGTTTATAATCATTCCTTTCTGGCCTCCTTTAAAGTAAGCAACGATACATTCTTGCGTGCCTTCAGCGGTTTTTACTTGCTCCTTTTGAACTTTCTCAATAATTAGTTTAAGTTCTTGATTTGGTTGCAGGATTTCAGCTCCTATGTAGTTAGGATTAGTGAGTTTCTTCCAGTGTGTTAAGTTTTCCATAGAATTTTAAATTAGTAAATTGGTTAATTTGTGATTTGATTTGATCCAGTTCATGGTCTTTTTCGTCCCATTCTTTTAAAGCCTGAGCCATCTGGGTGTAATTTTCCTCAGTATTGTATTTTTCTACAAATTTGCGGGCTTGATTGTACTTTTTAAAGGCTTCTTTTAGTTCCTCAGTAGCTTGATAGTGTCTGTTTCTTATTTCTAATAGCTCTGGATACTTTGATTTAATTGGTTTCTTCATATCTAAAGTGGGTTAAGTAGTTGATTCTTTCCGATACTTGCCTGATTAATAGGTCGGCTTGTATCTTTTTTTCAATGTTTGAATCCGAGATGGCTAATTCTCTTAGCTTGATTAGCCTTTGTAATCGGTTAATAAATAGTATCATAGTTCAAATGAGTTTAAAGTGTTTGATTGTGAGTTTTTAAATCCGTTTAAGTAGTCAATTCTTGTTTTAACTTCCTGCATTTTTAGTGCATGTTCTACAAGTTTATCAAATGCTGGTTTAAGTGATGGGTTAATCAAACAAAATTCGTTAACTTCATCTGCCAACCATTGTACTGGTGAATCGCAATAATTAGTATCCATTGTTTAAAGGGTTTGAAGTGTGATAAAGTAGTTCTCTAAAATCTTGATTATGCTCAGTTTGGTTCTGCTGGTTTACTTTTTCCATCATTTTAAGTTCAGCAGCGAAGTTCCAAAGGCCTAAACTCTCGGCAAGTTCTAAGCAGGTAGGAAAGTCTTTCTCTCCCATAGCATACCAATTTGTAATGGTATCTTCTGCGAATTGTTCTAAGGTCATAGTTCACCCTCCAATCTTTTAATTTCGTTTTCATAACCTCTAATAATTGATTCAGGCTGAAAAGTCATTGATTCAATTAAGTTAGAAACTACTCTGCACAGTTCAAAAATATCGCAGCCTTCATCCATTTCTACTGAGTGCTTGATTCCGTAAGCTTCAAAAGTGATTTTAATTTTGTCCATGTTATTTAGATTTTAAAAATTGTTTAATTGCATCGGTTATGAGTTGGTCCTTTGTGTAGATACCCTCGTAAGCTGAGCGGGTTTGATTGATTTTGTCTTGGTGAATTGAAATCTGTCTGATTAATTCTTCGCTTAATCTAAAGCTTTGTAGTCGTTTTTTTTCGGTCATATATATAAAGGTTGATTTGTGTTACAATGATTAAAATTGAGCCTACAAGCATAGGTAAAAAAAACTTGTAAGGCAGGTAAGCTGTTGACTGGAATAAGGCAAAAGCTAAAAGAATGTAAAGTAGTTTTTTCATGTTAATTTGTGCGTTGGTCAGTCGCACCCCTGAGTTGATTATTTATT